ATCCCCTTTAGTTATGCGTCCATCTACAACAGGTGGTGCATGGCGTTTGCCTATTAAGTCAGCTAAGGGGTGTGTATACTCATATTGCAAGCTAGCTTCGTTGAAAGTTTGTTGCTCATCAAAGCCACCATAACCTCTAATGTATGTGTAACACTTAGAAGCATCTTCTTGGACTTTTACATTATTCGCGTTAACACCTGCTTTAATGTAATAGTTAGCTTTTCTTTGAACAATATCATATAAGTGAAACGTCTTTGTTTTGGCGTTATATTCATATTCTAAGTTATATCTTTCCAAACCTTTTTTGAATAATTCTAAATTGGTATCGTGGTTACCTAGATTTTCAAATTTGGAAGATGAAACCTTAGCGTGTAATTCATACTTATAACCGGTATCTTTAAAAACTAAATCAAAGTAACTTTTTCCTGTAAAACTACCGTTATATACTTCGTACACTCTTAAATTGTTTAGGTCATCTAATTCGACAGGACGCGCTTTGATTGTTAACTTTTCCTTTTGACCTACAGTTGTTTTGTCTAACATAACGATACGGTACTCGTTTAGATCATCAGCACCACCAACGCCTGTAATCGTCCACATTTTAGTAATAGCCCCTATAGCGTCAAATGTAGCTTTGTTTTCTACCATTTCTATTTCTAAGGAGCCATCTTCATTTAATTTCTCGTTTAATTTTGTTTCTACAGGTAGGGATTGCCCAATGCCCTGTAACGTTTTTAATAATATTGGCAATTAAGCAACCTCCTTACAAGTAATATCTTTTGTGTTTAAACGTGATTTTTTGAAGTTTCTTAGTAGTATGGAAAGTGTTCCAACCAGGCATTAATACAGGTTGTTGTTTTGTCTTGTTGTAATCATCAATACGTAAGTTATTACGATATACATGGATACCGTCAAATTTTATAACATCTCCTGCTTTCAACTCTAAACCACTTATTTTCATAATGTCGCTATGTGTCATGTAGAAGTTGAAACCGTCACTATCTTTTTTGCTAACGTTTTCTCCTAGAACCATTTCTACAACACTATCTTGGTTAAATTGATTTATTTCAGCTGTACCACCGTAATATACATCGCCCACTTTAGTATCATAGAATGTGTATCTACGTTCTTTATGAGATGTGTTGAACGGGTTTTTGTCTGGAATACCCCATTTATTCAAATTACCACTCTCTTTTTCTAAATCTGTACTATACCCAATACTCTCAAAGTATGGTAATTCAATCGTTTCGAAATCTAGTGTGAATTCACCTGACGTTTTAGTAGTATCGAATGACACTTCATTAACTAAGCCAACAAGTATCTGCCTACCGTCAACATATTCTAGTTCAAAAGATTGTTCCTTAGGTTCGAATATATTCTCGAATTTAATTTCACTTTCAGACGCTGCTAATTCTCTAAGATAAAAATGACCTCTTAGCATGGCTTGTATGTTCGCTTTTAAATGAGAAGCATAAGCTATCTTTTCTACATCGTACCTAACCGTCATAGATATACTTTTCTTTTCTTCTTTAGTAGCATTATGAAATCTACCGTTAACACGATCGATTTCATCAAACTTTCGGTCATAGCCTGCACCTTTAACATCATAAGAAACAACTCTCAACGCAGTACCAGTAAAGCGATTGTTACTAATACGCAAACGTTCTTTATTTTTGTATACCTCAACATCATGTAATATCAATTAACAATCACTCCTTTAAAATAATCCGAAACTTGCGTCTTTTGAGTTGGAATCTTCAATGTAAGATTTAATGGCCGGTATATCTGACTCATTACGAACAGTCACGTTAACGATAGGTTTATTGTTCTCTTGCATGCTATGACGTACGTCTTTACTCATATGTGCGTTCACATCGCTATTTAATCCACCTGTTAAGTCTGATGTTAAATCAGTGTTTAAATCAGGACTAAATGCGTTAGTTACATCTTTCGCTAAACGACGACTGGCATTAATAGCACTATTGCTTTGTTCCATAATACCAATACCTAAACCTTGAGAAATATATCCACCTATACCTCTGAATACACGTGAAGGTGAGTGAATACCTAGTACGTTTTTAGCTGCACTAACTGCTTTTTTAGCAATGTTTGCGGCAGCATTTATAACTCTACTTGCGCCATTTGCAATACCTCGTGCAATACCTGAAGCAATATGCAATCCTGCAGATACCATTTTTCCGAAGAAACTTCTGACTTTTGAAACAGCTCTACCCATACCAGAAGCCACTTGAGATACAACTCTAACAAAACCACTAACCACGCCTTGAACAAATCTACTCATCGCAGAAATGATACTTGAAACCCAACGAGCACCACCAGAAATGATGCGACTTAATGCTTGCATCATTTTTTGAGCAACAGTTGAAACTACACGTGAAAACCAACTTGATACTGTATTCCATATTCTAGTAACTGCACCTGAAATCGCAGACCAAATTTGGTTCCAACTTGTAATATTAGTACCAAGTATTCTGTTCAAAACATTGAATATGAAGTTAGAAATTTGGCCCCAAATTGACAATATGGTATTCCAAATCGTAGTCATTACATTAGAAATCGTAGTTTGTAAAGTTTGCCAAGCGCCAGAAAAATCTCCGGTAAGGAGCTGTATTAATGCAGTAAACAAACCGAAAATCAATTGCGTAGCAGCTTGTAGTATTCCACCTATCGCAGTGAATACTACTGAAATCACAGTCCAAAGAGATTGGAAAGCAGTTACTAAACCATTGATAAGGCTGATGAATAAGAAGCCGAGAACTTGGTTTGCAACTTGTCCTAACATTTGTAAGATAGGCATAATTGGTTGGAGCGTTTGTTCGATAGACGCTCTGAACTGATTAAACCAGTTAATCACTGTTTTTACAGCGTTCATTATCGTATCTTTAATTGTGTTCCAAGCTTCAACACAAGTTTTTCTGAAATTCTCGTTCGTTTTCCATAACCAAACAATAATACCTATTAAAGCAACGATAACGCCTATGATAGCCAATACAGGCCATGAAATCGCACCTATAGCTACACCTAACGCTTGGAATGCACCACTTAACATAGGTAAGATACGCATAATTGTACTAATAGGGCTCATGAGAAGTCTAAATGCGATTTTCACTAGGTTTAACGCGCTTCTAAGTATTTGAGTGTTTCTAGCAAAAGCTAACATTTTAGTCATAGCTTTGAATAGACTACTACTAAAGAATGTTTCTAATAATGTACCTACTGCGATGATTGGTGCTAGTAAAGCCCACAACATACCACCGAGTATCATACCTATACCAATCATTCGAGCTATAGCTGGGTGTGTTTCAAACAACTTAGCTATGAAACCAGCTAATGCTGTTACTACTTTTAATATCACACTTGCTATTGGCGCCATTGCAGTGCCGAATGCAACCAAAACTCTTACGATATTACCGATTAGATCCATAATGACTGGACCATTCTCTTGTACATACTGAACAAACTTTTTAAATCCTTCAGATTTACCAACTTGTTCAGACCATTCTCTAAACTTAGCAGTCATTTTAACTAGCCAATCAAAGATATTAGAGCTGTTTTGAGCAAATGCTTTCATCAAGTTACCAATACCCATGAATACATTGCCAAATATTTGACCTATTTTAGGTAAATTAGTTTTAGTGTATTCAATAAACGACTTAATAGCGTTCTGACCTGCTACACTGTTAGCCCAGTTTTGGAACTTTTTACCTAGATTATCTAAGCCTTTAGCAGTCCATAAGAATAGTGGACCTAATTGAGTGAATACATTAATAAGTCCGTCACCAAAACGTCCTGCAGCACTTAATAATGTGTTGAATGTCTTAACACCTGTTGTATTCATCATGTTAAAGAATTTGCTAGCAGTTTGACTGTTTTGAGCCCATTTTAAGACACTCTGTGACGCTTGTTCCATTCCTTTAGAGATACCTGCTAAGAATGGTTTCATACGCCCTAAAGCTACGTTAACAGTGTCTAAAGCGTTAGATAGTGTGTTGAATATCTGCGCTTGATTTTGCTTGATAATGCCTTCCCAAGTTGATTTACTTGTTCTAAAGACGCTTGATATCTTCTTGTTTGTGCAGTGGCTTGTAATGTTCCGTCATTCAACATTTTAATTGCACTTACTGCCATAGCGCCAAATGCAAACGCACCACTTGCAGCAATACCAAATGCACCAGCTACACCTAATGCACCACCAGCAACTACACCTAATGCGTTAGCTACTGCCATGATGGCGGGTACTAAACCAGCTATAATAGGAATAAGACCTTGAAAACTAGCGATTAGCACACCTTTGATTTGTTGTCCAAACACAGTACCAAATGTACGAATACGAGTAGCTAATCTATCCATTTTGTCGCCGTATTCATCTAAAGACTGACTTAAAGCTCTAGTTAATACTTGAGCTCTTGTCATTCCCCTTGTATCAAAGTTAACTTTTACCGTTTTATCATGTAAGGTTGCCAACATAGCCTTAGCACCTAATACTGAACGTTTTAAGGGATTGTTATTCCCTTTTATGTCTACTTCTTTATCTCTTAATTGCTGTAATTTCTCTTTAACTACTGCAATTGCTCGTTTGATAGGGTTATTGTTACCGTCTATTTCAACGGTGTGTCCACGCCAACGTTGAGCCATTGCTTTAGCAGTATTTAAGGCTCGTTTAAATTTACTTATGTTGGCGTCGACTTGTGTTTCGATTTCATCGGGTATTTCAGTTTTTGCCATACGTTGAGCTTTTCTGATATTCCGTTGGAAATCTGTAATGATCGCCGATATACGAGCCATAAAGTTTTTATTCATGGCTAACCTCCTTTTTGACTAGTATTGCGTAATGAATTCATAAAGCGTCGTGTACCTTGTTTCTGAACATTTCTAATGCGTTTGTTATGTGCTAACTTACGTTCTTTCATACGTTCGTATTCTTCTGACTGTCCACGTACCTCGTATCTTGCACGTTCTAATTGCTTCTGTAATCGTTTAAGTGATTTACCAGCTTGCACAAGACCGTTAGCTTGAGCACCAAATAATAAAGTTTCTTGTTCATCAAGTAACGCCAATCTACGACCTACAACCCAGTCTTTCCATTCATTAGGCGTCAAACTCATTAATTCATCATAAGGAAGATAGCCTATGTATTGACTGGTTATCTGCCGTATTTCTGAATAATCTAGTAAGGTAGTTCGCCCATGATTTCTTTGTAATTGTTCTTCATGAACTCGATTCCGTTCTTCGTAGATTCTTTTTCTTCTTCTTTCACCATAGATGGAGCCGAGTTCATTTGTGTCCAGAATAGACGTGATTTCTGCTTGAAAAAACCACTATGATTTAATACTCGCAATGCACCTTGTAATAATTCGATAGAGTCTTCTTTTTCGTCAATAATTTCCATTAGTGTTTTTTCGATATCTTCACGTTTAGGTGCATTTTTACCTAAATAAGCCGTTGCACATTCCCAAAAGTCAGCAATTGCGATTGGATCACGTTCTAAAATGCCATTATAGATAGCATTGAAACCAGACACTTTAGTTGTTTTACCATTTTCGTCTTGCTCGTCCTTAGCAAATTTCTTAGCCGCTTTATCGAATAAAAAAGTCGCTTTAGCTTCGACTTCTTCTCCGTTGATTTCTAATTCAGTAATAGGATTGAATGTATTTTCAGTCATTTTTTTAACCTCTTTCTGTTATTTTGTACAAAAAAATAGAGGGCTTAATGCCCTCGTAAAACTTATGCGCCAGCACTAGGTGTACGGTTTTCGTATGAGTCTGTATAAGCTCCCATATCTTCCCATTCAACTGTAGGAGCGGCAGCACTAGGATTGAGCCATTCTGGTGGCAATGAATCAACAGAACCGTCTGCACTGTTAAATTTAACTTTTGCAGTGATTTCGATTTTGTCATCCTCATCATCAAATGACCATTCGTGCTCTTCTACAATTACATAAGCGAAAGTACCGTGATGTTTACCATCACGTTTTTTAACTTCCCAAATCCATAAACGTAACTGTTTGAAGTTTTTAACTGACTCTTTTAAAGCTTCTTGACCTTTGTCGCCAGGAACACGGTCAACAGTTAACTTGATTTCTTCTTCTACAGAGTTACGACCATAGTCTTTTTTGCCACCTGTAATCATTTCAGCTAAATCATTACTGATTGTGTGTCCACCTTCAGCTAAACTAGCTAACAGAATAGCATCTTCTTCTTTTAGCTTGCTCGCTAAATCTTTGTCAGCGATTTGTAACGCTGCAATATATTTATTCTGCGCCATTCGTTACACTCCTTTGTAAAGTATTGTGTCTGTATTTAAAAATAAGCCGAATGATACCGTGCTTCGTGTACTGATCAATGTCAGTTATCACTTCTTGTGTATCAATTCGACTTTTTATAAATGAATAGTTATTTATTTCTATTTCAGAGTTAAGTACAAAACCTAAGTATTGGATGATTTGTGAGGCTTCATCTCTATTTCTAGCTTGGCTATAAACATGCAATGTAACGCCTACATCTTCAAACATACTTGTCGTTGTCTCTTTGTTAGTGACGTTTGTTTCACCCACAACGATATATGGGTAAACAGCGTCTTTTTGAACGCAATCAAAAACCCTACCACCAAGCTGTTTTTTGATGATAGGGTTGCTTTTTAATTTGTTATATATCTTGTTAAACAGATACCGTTCTACTGATACCCACATATCTTAACCACCTTATGAAAAATACTTGTTGAAAACGCTCTACCT